GTGATTAAAATGATAATGCCCGCAGTAATAGGTACAATAGCCCAAGAAGGACAAGCCGCTACCCCTTCTGCACCGACCAATGTAAGTATAGCCACATCTTCTAGTGGTAATTATGATGATGCGGTTGTAATGAATGGAGATATGACTAATTTCTTTGATTTTGATGGTTCAACCATGTCATCTCAAAATGGAAGTGATATAATAAACCTTCAAAGTAATCACATGGCGAGTGCATATAGTGGTGGAAGCACTATGGAGATATTTAATTTCAAAGGATATAGTAGGGCAACAGGGGCAACATCATTCTTATGGGATGTATCACTTGGCTCAAACACAAGCGTAAATAATTTATCTTTAGGTATTACGGGTACAGCCTCAACAGCCCAAGATTCAACAGGTACTAGTGGTGTGGGTGAAAAGGTTCAATGGCAATTTGCAGGTGGTAAAGGTGGTACTACTTATCCCTCAGCAGGTATGGAATTGACAATCAAAGTAAATTGTACGGCTACTAACGCTTATGGTTCAACAGCCGCAGATGAAATAGAAATTACTTACGTCTTTAGTTAGATTAAAGAAAGGTAAAGTTTATTAAGAAACAATTTTAGTGATTTATATGAGACAGCATCCGGCTTGGATAATGTGGGAAGGCGCAATATCTGATGAAATATGTGATTATATTATTGAAAGTGGTTTAACTTTATTACCAAATAAAGCATCAACCTTTAAAGGTGGAGATGACCCTAATAGAAAAACACAAGTTAGATGGATTCAAAAAGAGGCCTTTCCTGATATTTTAGATATAGTTGATAAGTTTGCTAGAGATGCAAATGAACATTTTAAATTAGATATTGATAGTATAGATTATTTACAATTTACAGAATACAAAGATGTAGGACATTTTTATGGCGACCACCACGATGTTGACTGGGATAGGTCAGATGGGAGACATAGAAAGATTTCTATTGTAGTACAGTTATCAGACCCTAAAGAATACACAGGGGGAGACTTTACATTTATGACAACACAAAGTCCCGACCCTATAACGGTTAAGAAACGGGGTACAGTCATAGCATTTGTATCATACTACGACCATGCTGTATCTCCTATCCTTTCAGGTAGCAGAACCAGTTTAGTAGGATGGTATGAAGGTCCGAGGTGGAAGTAGTGAGAGAAGGAAAAATAGTATACCAACCCCCTGAAAAATGTTATACTAGGGTATCAATTGAAGAAACACCATACGGTTATAAAATATACAGAGAGGGAGACAGTAATCACTTTACAGTTATCCCCCATTCAGCAGTCAAAGAAATCCAATACAGAGGAGGTGAGTAAGATAGAAATATATGGAATAGAATTACAAGTTTGGTTAGCATTAGGTGGAGCAGTTGCGGCTGCTAGTATTTGGGCTTTAAAGAAGTATCAAAAACTAAATGCAGACGGTAAAATTACACTTGATGAAATAATCGGAGCAATTGAAGAAGGCGAAGAGTATGCAGACAAGATAGTTGAATCAGCAGAAGACCTAAGCAAAGCACTAAAGTCTAAGAAAAAAGCAGAATTAGTTGTTATCGCAGAAGAAAAAGGACTTGCTACTACTGGAACAAAAGCCGATTTAATCGAGCGTATAACTTCCGGTGAAGAGTAATGACTTTTGAAGAATACGACCAACAAGGTATCGTATTTACAATAATAGTTATAGGACTTATAGCAACGGCTTCTCAGCCTATTAAACCCTCTTTTTTCTTTATGACGGAAGAATGTTGGTGGGCGGAAGGAGAAATAACAGGTAAGGAATACGAAACATACTTGACAAAAACGGATTATTTTATCCTTTTTAATGGTACATTCGATAACGAAACAGACTTCGATGGAAGGGTTTATGTTCCTCTCTATTTGTATATTACATTACCCATAGGGTATAAAATAGAGGGTGAAGAGTTTTGCGAAACACAGACGTTGAAGGAGTGGATTCGAAGCGGGAATCTAACGGTCAACTTCAAAGACTAGAGTGGAGAGTGTATCAATTGGAAGAAAAAACAATACAAATACATACTATTTTAGAAAGAATAGAGAATAATAATTTAGTTAGGTATGACCGACAAATTGATAGGTCAGCGACTTTAATGAATAGAATAGTGTGGGCTGTTAGGCTCTGCGCTCTATGTTTTATGGTAGGTGTTTTTTTATGAGTTATTATTGTTCTAATTCCGATGTAGGTCAAAGATTGGGTTTAGATTCAGCCCAAAGAAGCAGAGCATCTAGTAGGCTTACTAGTGCTATAAGAAGGGCTACAATAGATATAGACCAATGTTTTAGAGATTATGGAAGAGATGCACCTAGTAGAGAAATAGGAGAAACAACCTTAAACGGAGCATTAGAAGCCGGTGCTACTAGTGTAGTGCTTACAGACGGAGGTTCCTTTGCTAGTAGTGGTAATGGAAATGTCGATGGAGATTCATTTAAATGGACCGGTAAATCCACTCATACGTTAACTGGTGTTAGTGGTATTTCAGCAGACCATTTAACGGGAGTAATAGTACAAGAAGGAGAGTTTGCTCATGTTCTTAGAGAGATATGTGCTGATTTAGCATCGTCTTATTATTATGAAGACGAATCTGTATTTCAACAGGGTGGTCTAAAAGAAGGTGGTTTAAGAACCAATACTCTTCGTAAAAGAGGTAATGAAAACTTATACCGTTTAGCCCATCTTGGAAGTGTTGATTAATGCCATCAATAAAACAAATGGCTCCTTACAAGCGCAGAAGCGGCGGAGCCAACATGGGCTCCTCTGTTCAAATTAGTGTAGGTTATTATGATAGAGGATTGATAAAGGCTATGGAAAACATAGACATGGAGATAAATCATAAAAATTGGTTAGGTCTTGAAATACAAGGTTATCTTAAATCCCAAGTTATACCTGCTGCACAAGAAGAATTAAAAAAGAAAGACCCTAGTACTTATGATAAGGTTTTACCGGCAACTAGAAAGTTTAAACAGAGTAAAAGTATATACAGAAGAGTAGCAGAATCATTAGATGCACAAATAACAGCAGAAGGTGTTGTTATGGCTGGTTCTGCGCCTTTTCCTCATGGGGTGGCAGGTTCAAGACAAGATGCAGGTACTAAAAAAACTATTGCACAAGTAGTAAAGCGTGGTATGAGACCCTTTGTGTATAAGAAAAAGAAAAGACTAACATCATTACCCCCTATTGTAAGGTCCTCAATATCCTATGGTAATATGAAAAGAAGTGCAGGAGAGATACCTTATAGTGTAAGCACTTCCTTACCTATGTCATTAAAAGGTAAACACCCCGGATTTACAGGAAGGCAACGATTTGATTATACTGCTTTTATGGAGAAAATGATAAGAGAAGAGTTTAAAACACAATGGATGCCTAGAAGATTAGAGTTTTTGGGTGAAGTATACGGATTCAAAAGGAAGGCTTAACATGGGAATATCAGATAAAACACATTACTGGACTAGTAGGACTAACTTAAGCGACCCAACAACCCCTGCTGGTTCAAACAATATAGCATGGGCTCTAGATGCAGGACATAGTGGAGATGGTGTTGCTAATAATAACAACTGGAGAGTATCTAGTGGTTCAGGCGGCCAAAGATGGAAAGTTGCTGCTGGTAGTAATAATTCGTTGGTTGCTAGTTTTGTTTACGTTGCTAAACCTAATACTGATGAAGTAGTTATGTCAATAGATAATGGTACTCATAGAGCAGATGTTAAAATAGCCAGTAGTAATTCACAAATAAAATTAGTAGGTAATAGTACTGCAACTAAATCCGATTTAGATTTAGACGTAAGTGAAGATATGTCTGTACCAGTATTATTACGATTAACACTAGATAGCAACGGCGTTGCTAAATTATACTTTGATGAAATAATAGAAGACGATGATGCAAATACACATTATCTTTCGGTAGCGGCCGCTTCATCCACATCTGCTGGTATATACTGGGGTAATACTACTGGTACTATGGATTGGGAAATAGTTTATTGTACTACGCAAGGTGCTTACTCTCCTGATGAAATGGATATAAGCGATTTTGTTACTACGTCTTTTATACGAACCGGTTTAGCCGTAGTGGAGACATTAAAAGCATCTAAAAGATTTCATTTAAAAAACCATATACATCCATCTGCAATAGTATACGGGTATGATTTATCTAGTAATATGGTAAGTAGGATTTCTTTACCTAGTATACACGTAGTAATAACAAATACCACTTCTCCCCAATTTAATACATTATCAGGTAGTAATACAGAACAAGATTATTCTATTGATTTATATGCAACTACTAGAGGTACTGATTACAAAAACGCTTACAGATTAGGATTATCTATTGTAGGAGAATGCTTTGATGAATTGTATACTAAGACAGGTCTAGAAGGAGGAGTCGATTCTTTAATAGGCTATAATTTAACCTTTGATACTAAGATGGATGAAGACGAAATAGTCTGCATACATCATCTTAATCTTACATATATGAAACGAGTTAATATGACACGTAGGGAAATCTAAGGAACGGTTAAATACCACAGGCATAGTGAGTTAGTTTAGAGGCAACGACATGACAACATTCGCAAGCAGATATGTAAGTATGGCAAAGGAGGCTACATTTGGTACTCCAGTAACAACGGCAACAGCCTTTGGTGAGGTTGATGACGAAGGATTCCAAGAATCATTTGATGTTCTTACTAGAGGAGATATGAACAGGTATGGAGCAAGTAAAGCACTTGACTCAAAACATTATGCCGATGGTTCTTTTTCAATGCCTTTACAACCTGATAGGTTTACAATGATGTGCCTACACGGTCTTTTTGGTACACATACCCCCGGAGGAACAGCCGGAACAAACGATACTCTAACAGAATTAGCAGATTCATCTTCCGCTAATCTCCCATCCTATACTTTCTTAATAGGAAGAGATGAACACGCATATACTTACGCAGGTCAAGTTATTGAAGGATGTTCAATAAGTGCATCTGTTGGGGAGTATGCTATGATTTCATTTACTACAACAGGAATGAAATCTCAATTTAACCTTAGCAACGGAGCAACTATTAGCGTTGGTTCAACAGCCCTAGCAACACCTACTTATGATTACACAGGAGATGCAGCACACTTCGTTGGTGCTTTCGTTAACTTTGAAGATGTTGCTTCAACTACTGCTTACTCTAAATTAGTACAGAGTATTTCAGTCGATATTAAAACTAACAGAGATTTAGATAACGCATATAACTTGGGTGATTCATGTATTAGCAGAGTACCGCCATTAGGTATGAGAGAAATAAGTGGTACAATTACTTTCCATAAGGGTGTTCTAGCAGCAGATACATCAGCAGGTACAGACGAACCTGATTATATGAGTTTAATATCAGGAGAATTAATTAACGGAAGTGCTTCTAATCCAGCATTATCTGTTCTTTTCTATGTTGCAGCAGGAGATTATATCCGCTTAGATTTACACAAACTACATTACGAAGCCCCACAAACTAGCGTAAGTGGAAGAGATAGTCAAACAATGTCAGTAAACTTCATGGCCTTGTACGATGAGACAGAGACAGAAATGGCTAAGATAACCTTTAGTTCTTCGTCAACAGCGTTCACAGGCGGCGCAAAAGTTGACTTGGATGCTTGAGGTGATTAAATGGGAGCGATAACTGCCTCGGCAAACGTATCAGTCAATACTGTTATTGGCTCGCATACTGGCATAGGAGCAAGTGTGCAAACATTTTTGAGAACATTATCAGATGGTGATATTATACACGATATTACTATCGTTAAAAAAGCAGCAGGTAATAACTATATTGCGTATATAACGTATGAGACATGAGATAGAGAATAGAATAGAGTAGTAAAGAAGTGAAGAAATATGCCAGTATTAGAAAAAGAAATTGAATTAGAAGACGGAAGTAAAATCTTGGTACGACAAGTATCAGGATTAGAACGATTAGAGATTGACTCTAAACAAGCAAAAGTGTTTAGAAGCATGAGAGACTTTGGTGCTAATCCTATGGATTGGTCCACAGAACAACAGCAAGAGTTTGCTGATAAGTTAGACGAGGCTGGTTGCGGTCCTACCGCACAGATGGCTGCTTGGATTCCCAATTGTATTGTTTCGGAGGGATTTGACGCTAATGATTTGACAATGGGCGAATTGCAGACTGTACTACGTTTTATACGTGGTGATGAAGTCGAAGAGGGTGCTGTCCCTTTATCGAGTTCCTGATGGTTGCACCTGCGCTCTGTTCAACTTTCAAAGGCATAACTCCGAGCGAATTGCGGTTGAGGTATGCGGAGCAAGGAGGGCGTTATATGATGGATATAGATTTAATGGTAGCGTCAGAAATCAGCGAAAGAATAAATGAACAACAAGATTCTGCATCACCCGCCGCTTCATCTAGGAAGGCTACTCAAGCCGTTGCTAAGAGAAATCAACGCAGGGCTCTTATGTTAGACCAACAAGGTTTAGGAGAAGCGTTAAATGACGCATTCGGCAATACTGGAAGTGATTAGTAATGGCATCCCGTACCGGCTCGGCAAGAGTATTCTTTGAGGTTGTTGGTTCTTTCCAAGCAGAAAAACTGTTGAAGGATACACAAGCCACTTCAACTGTAATGCAAGCAATTATGCTTGACGCTTTTGGTGGTGTGTTTGAGTCTGTTCAATTTGCTTTTGAAGGTATAAGTGAATTGTTCCAAGAACAAATAGATTCGTTTTATGAGTTTGAAGAACAAATGATTCAAGTAAGAAAGTTTTATCAAGGTTCAGAAGAGGATGTTCAGTTTTTCGCAGACGCATCTAAGCGTCTTGGTGAGACTTTTGCGTTTACTGGTGCAGAAGCATTAGCAGCAGCAGCAAACATGGCGCAGATGCAAACAGTATTAGGTAGTAAACAAGCGGTTATTGCTGGTACAGAGATGGGTCTTCTCTTTGCTGAAATAGGTAATATGGAAACACAAGAGGCTATGAAGAAACTTACTAGCCTTATGCAACAAACAGGCTTTGCTATGGGTGGTTTAACAAAGGCTCAATACGACCAATTAGACGCACAGGAGCAAGCAAATGTTGTTCGTGGTAATACCATGAGAGTACTAGACCAACTTAACACTATTGAAAACTCAAGCGTTGCTACAATGCAGGACATGACTTTCGTATTGAACCAGTTTGCAGCGCAGGGTAATTTGGCCGGAGAAACAATGGGTAGTATGGGTGCTTTAGCCGCTATGCTACTAGAGGCTGGTGAAGAAACTAGCAGAGCCGGTACTGGTTTAAGAATGATGTTCTCTAGAATAGCGGTTGACGGAGGAGATGCTTCCGAAGCATTAGCCGCAGTTATCCCTGAATTAGATGCACAAACAATATCTATGATGTCTTTAACAGACATAATTAAAGCATTGGTTCCACATTATAAAGAATTAGATAACATAGAAAAGATACGTCTTACACAAGCCGTTGCTGGTAATAGGCATTACGTCAAATTACAGAAGTTGCTAGAAAATCACGATAGGTTGCTACAAATGAATGAAATGGCTTATGCCGGTAATTATAGTGCAGCAGATGAGTTTAACAACAGACAAGAATCCTCTGTATTCGTAATTGATAGGGCTAATGCTGCTATTGAAAATATGAGGGTAACGGTAGGTGAAAACTTAACAGATGCTTATGTACGTTCTTTGGCTCCACAATATTATTTCTTACAAGGATTAGAAAAGATTACAGATGAAAGTAATGAGTTTATGGGCGTAGCCTATGGTTCAAAAATGAATACAGCCATAGGTAATGTTATGTTTTTGGCTGAAACAATGAAACAATTAGAAGTCCCTATTAATATGGCTATGGGTTTCGGTAATATATTTATATCTATGAAGACTTTTGCTGTTTTAATGAAACAAATGCACCAAGCAGAAAAGGTACACACAGAAGCATTCCATAGAAGAATATTCATACAAGAACAATCATCCGCATTACAAAATAAGTTTGCTCATAAAGAAATAAAAAATATGGCAACCATGCAGAAACAAGAATTAGACAGAATGGACCGGTCAATAAAGTCTAGAAGTTTAGATAAAGCACGTATGGCGGGTTCTATTAAACAACACGAAAAAAGTATTTCGTTAATATTAGAAGAACATAGAGCGTTAGGTGCTTTAGATAATGGAAAGAAGATTCAAAAAAGCAACGAATTAATGTTAGAAGTTGAAGTTAGAAGGGCAAAAATGCTAACTCATAATGCAGATATGCAAACGGCAGAAGCAGAGATTCAAGCCCTAACGCAAATAAGAGCCAATAGAGAAGCATATCAAAAAAACCAATTGAATTACTTCCAAGTCGAAGCAGGATTTAGAGCCCAACAACAAAAAGACCAAAAAAACTTTTTAAGTCATGTTCAAAGAGAAAGTGATTATTTAGCAAGTCATATAGTTATATTTAGAGAATTAACATCAGCAGAATTAGCACACTTGGGTGTTAGAGTAAATAATTTAAATGCTTCGATAAGAACAAACCAACTTTTGCTTTCAGAAATGAGAATGAGATTACAGTTAGGAGAATTAAATGAGGAAGAAAAGAGAGACTTAGAAGAACAAATAGCAATAAAAGAAAGACATATTTCAACAATAGGTAGGACAATAACACAAATTGAAGGGTTAGTAAATGCTAACACACAATTAGGTGCTAGACAAGAAATAATAAGCAGACAATTAGGTGGTTTATCAGTCTATATGCAAAAATACAAAGGAGATTTAACTAGTAGTGCGATAGCACAGAAATATTTTGGTGATGCTGTAATGCAAGCAAGATATAATTTATTCCAAGCAGAAGGAGCCATGAAGTCTTTTATATCAACTAGTACATTAGGTATGTCTAGTATTCTAGGTATTTTTATGTTGTTTACAGACAACACAGACCTTATGGCCGCTTCTATGATAGGATTAGCAACGGTAAATATGGCTCTTACAGCCGCTACTTGGGCTTATTCTTTGAGTGTTGAAGGTGCTACATTAAGTACAATTTTATTTCAAGCGGTTGCTACTGTCGGAACATCACTTGTTTTAGCAGCAGCAGCATTAGCGGCAGGATATGTTCTTTGGGATACATTCAAACCGGATAAAAACTTTGAAGATAGTATGAATGCTATAACAGATTTGAATAATGGTTTAGGAGACTTAGAATCTGTTATGACCGATTTGTCAAAGAAAGGAGAAATAAGTATTGACGAAATACTTGGTGATACTACTTACAATCAACTTAGGAATAATGCAGAATTAGCAGCAGAAGCAGTTGGTCTAATAATAGAGAAACAAGATGAATTAAATGAAGCAATACTAGATACAGATACTTATAGTGATGCAGAAATAAAAGCACTAGAAACTAAACTTGGTTATTATCAACAAATAGGTAAGGAAGTAGGCACAATAAATGATGCACATATGTCTTTGAGTAATACATTAGCAAGAGAACAAAAAGTTGTAAATACATATGTTGCTTATGATGACCCCGGAGGAACAGGTCAACAAAGATTAGATGATGCTATGACTCATGGTTTATTACAAGGCGCATTTGCGTATGATGCAACTACACATAACACGATGAGAAGTGGTTTTGGTGTTTATGAAGGTGAATTAGAAGCATATGTTGAAATGGCATATAAAACTGGCCTAGATGCAGGTTATTATATTGTTGGTTTAGATACAGTATATGAAACAGCCGAAGAAAGAAATGAAGTAATGTATGGGTTGAATCAGACGTTGCTAGATGATACAGTTGACGTAGGAGATGATATAAGAGAGTTTTATGAAGGTATATTAGTAAATGTAGGTAGTGCAGCAGCAAGTATGTCTAGTGATGTAGGTACTGCACTTGCAGATGTTGGTTCCTTTGCTAACGCTAGAGAAGAATTGTTCTTTGGTAATCAAGCAAACTTTCAAGGCTCTATATACAAGAAAATTACACAAGGCGGTGTAGAAAGTCTATTACATAGAGTCGAAATAATGCAAACCAATGTGTTCAACGGTGTTACAATAGAAGAAGCAATAGATAGAGTATCAGATGGAGTAATGATGAACCTAAGAGCGCAAGGTGTACCTATATGAGAACCACAACAGACGATATAAACGTGTGGCTTACGGGCTACTATGATGATTTTCAATCCTGTAAGTCAATAGCAGATGATTTAAATGCTGCTAACGCTACATCAACAGACCATACTATTACTCATCATGGTAATCCTATGAACGGAGAAGCATTTAACAATCCTACTTTTCGTTATTCATTTGCTGATAGAGCGCAATATACTTCTTATTTAGTAGGTAGTGATTTTTTTAGTTCAGCGCAATTGTTTACTACTACTTCATCATCATTAAAAAACGAAGGACATCATCAATGGTTGACGTTAGATTTAATTAGAAATAATAAATATGATTGGGAAGGTAGGGCTCAACTACAATATCCTGATTCTAGAAGAGGTACTAGGCAAAGATTTAGTGGAGCAGCAGGAGATTCGTATGAAGCGTTTGTAAACGCACATGATACAAGAGGTGTGTACTATGCACCATTAAGTACTATTGATGCTACCGCAGGTAGGTCTAGAGTGTACGCTAGTAACGCAGCAGATAATGATGGTGATATGTACGAAGGTGCTGGTTCGCATATACGTGTGGATGTCGAGGGGCAGTATGGTACTAAGTCAATATCCTTAGCAGGAGTATTGATGGGAGAACAAATGAATACTTCTTCTTCTAGTAGGGGAACGTCAACTAAAAACTTATATCCCCTAAAGTCTCCAGCAGGTAAACCTTTCTTGGTTTCTAAATTATTTGGTAATAGTACTGGTAGGCATAGAATACTAAACTACGATGGACCTATGCAATTTGTAGGTTTAGGTGATACATTTAATATGAGAATTGCTTGTCATGCTATGGGAGGTTGGGCTGATGCTAGATATACTCTTAATTTAGGATATAAGAAAGCAGATGGATTCAATAAAAGTAATCAAACATTTGGTAGCAACCCGTTGCTATCAATAGATATTTCAACTAGCCACTTAAATTATAATAGTGGAAATTATTTAGAAATAGATAATTATACCGCATCTGATAACAACGACCAATGGACTGATATAGATGTTGTATTAGATTTTTCTGCTAATACATACAAAGCCTATGCAGATGGTACATTAGTTAGCAACGGTGCATTCAGCAACAATTGGTCTGCTGGTGATATATATGGTTGGTCTCTTGATGTTAATTGCGCTGGAGCCATGAGTAAAAACGTAGGTATGATTACTTGTATAGATAGAGCAGCACTATATATCCCGGTAGGAGATGCAATACAAGATACTAACTATACTCCTATTAATACATTAACTATCAATAAACAAATAAATGCCTTATCATCTGCACAGTTAGTTATATCTGATGATGATAATAGATACGGATTAACTAGTTTAATATCTTCCGAAGGTTTTACAGAATGGGATATGTTAATTTTTAGAGATAATTTAGATAGACCTATATTTTGGGGTACTATAAGTAGTATGGCTCATACACAAAACCCAAAACAACAAACATTAGAAACCTTGTTCGTTGCTGATGAAAAGTATGCGTTGCTAGATAGACAAATACCAGTATGGGAAACAGGTCAATCTGCCTTCCTGTCAAGAGAAGGACATTTATCACTAAATACACAAATAGAAAAAAATTATAATTTAGTAAAAAACATGGAAGATATATTAAACACAGGGACTAAAAAACTTACTTTTAATAACTCTACTATTGGTTTTGAAGATTCTGATTTTACTACACTAGACAACCAAAGAACATCTTTAGGTTCTTCACATCCAATTCAAATGTATATTAACGAAGATGTTAATGGTCCTAATAACGCAGAAAAAGAATGGGATGGTTATGATTCGCCTAAGTATATGTTAGCAGATGCTAGATTTATTTTTATTCCCAGTACAAGTTTTACTTATTTTGCTATTGATAGCAACGCACATCTAGTTGGTTCTAGTGGTGTATCTGCTTCTGATACTATAATGACGACTTTTGGTAATACTTTAGGTGCTAAGACTTTTACGGTTTCGTCAATAACAAGTATGAGTAGGAGTGGGGATGCTCCTGATGAAACACCTTCTTCTTATAAATTATTAAAGGTTGCTAATACCGCTAACTTAGGTATACCACATTCTAATTCTAGATTATGTACTCAATATCAATTACTGTATACTGAGAAGGTTCACACTAGTTAAAAGACTCTTAGGTTGACTACTGATAGCGCACATAAA